AAGTATTGCGATACTGTGATCGGTGCTTATTATTATAATAACCTACCAAATGGACAACTGATTAGTTCATTCAATCCTAGTCTATTGATTAAGAATGATCAAACACTTATACGCTTAGATACGTTTAAGGCTGTTCAAATATTTTACGAAAGTATTGTAAGTGACCCCTCAAACGTAAACGAAGTAGATAAGGCTAACTATGATCATGCTACTCGTAGATATATGACTGAATGGCAAAAAGCATTGCAACTCATGAATTTCTATGACCTAAATCAAGACGCACCAAATGGTCCAACTACCAAGTTGGAAGAAAATTGGACTGCGGATGTTGACTACTTTAATAATGATCGTAGGTACTTTTAATGTCAAGTCCACTTATTACTAAACTAGAAGTATATGATTATCTACATGCTATATGCAGTAGATTAAGTCCACCAGTGGATGTCATTACAACTTATCCTAGCACAGGTGATAATGTGGGTTATGGTGTGTATATTAATAGCATAAACGCTGTTAGTCGTGCACCATATAAACTTGGCTTACAGAAATGCGGTAGTGTTTATACTGTAACTGATGAATTTTATATAATTTTTGTTAGTTTTCAGAATGATCCTAACGCAGGTGCTGTAACAGAAGCAATACAAACATTAATTGAAGATAGCAACTTTTGGGATGGATATCATGAGGTGGATTTTACAAACAGCATCACATTCGGTGCTAGAAATAAAATTCGCACATATGTAATCAGCGCTAAAAGAGTTAATTTTAATATCACTGCCACAACATAAGGAGAAATCACAATGGCAAGAATAACAGTCAATGAGACTGGTACTAACCCATTAGTATTACTATCAACTACAATTGGTAACACAACCCAATTGCAAGATGGTAATATTGCTGCGGCTAACGTACTATCAGTAACTTGCTTGCAAGATATCACCATTACATCAAGCACAGGTATCTACAGTTATGTAGACTTCTGTTCAAAAGATATCAATAAGGTAACTACACCAGCAGATAACGAAATCAGCATGAATATCGTCATTGATCCAACTGCTTATTTCGGTGCAAATACTGCAAACACTGGTGCAAGTAACCAAGGCATTGCATATCTTTCACAGAACAAAGTACCTGTACAATTTTTAGTTGTATGGAACTATAATGCAAACATAGCAAACGTTACTGGCGGAAACGTCAGCAACTTAAGCAACGTATACTACAGTTCAGGAACTGGCTACATTAGTAGTCTTGCTCCTACTGCTGCACCAGATGCACCAGTATTCGTCACTCCAATTTCTATTGCAGTTGACGGAACTATGTATACAGCATCAGCATGATAGACTAGTATCAGTAAAAGAAATAGGGAGAGAATGGCAACATTCTCTCTCTTTTTATATAGGTGAATAAATGAATAATAATGGAACGTGGCTTGCGACCACAGAAGAAAAATTGCGCAGTTTAATTGCTGATGAAGCAAAATTACTTCCTATGTTAACAAATATGGAAGCAACAATACGCCAAATGAGAGCCAAGCAAGCATTTCGTTTAGCGTTATTAAATCAATTATTAGAAGAACACTATGACAAATATAGTGGAAATTAAATAAATACTTGTGAATTAATTAAAGGAGAAACAAATGAAATTATCACAAATCTGTTCAGAACCACAATTAGTAGAAGTTAAATTAGACGATAAAGATATTGTTAAGCAATATGGCGAGCCATTGGTATTTTATACTTATGACCGTCAACCTATGGATGTGTTTATGCGTCTTGCCAATATAGATGGCAAAAATACAGGTGAATTAATTAGTATTGTCAAAACTTTAATTTTGGATGATGAAGGTAAACAAATTTTAAATGACAAAAATATGTTACCTACAGGCGTGTTGATGAAAGCAATCGCTAAGGTGACCGAACAGTTGGGAAAATAACAAACGACACGCTTGACCTTAATAGTGTCAAGATGGTGTCGATTTTACAAGTTGATAGCCTAGGCAAAAGATATGGTCTTTTGCCTAGTGAGATACTAAAAAGGGGTAATACATTTGATTTGTATATTATGGATTGTGCTTTAACATTTGAAAATTATCATAATAAAAAAGCAGCAAACAATGGACGACCTCCAGTTCCAGATTACACACAAGAAGAATTAATGGCAATTATGAATAAGGCAAAACAATGATTACAATGAATATTAGAGGATTAACGCAAGTTACATCCAAATTAAAAAATATGAAAACTAAAATTAATAGAGTGCCTGATGAAGCATTTAAAGTATTTGTTGTTAATACGCCTGTAAAAACTGGTAACGCAAGAAGAAACACTAAATTAAAAGGTAAACGTGTTATCGAAGCAAATTATCCATACGCAAAACGATTGGATGAGGGACATAGTAAACAAAGTCCAAGAGGTATGGTTCAACCAACTATTGATTTTATACGCAAACGTGTAAAAGAAATATTAACAGGAAAATAAAATGTCTGACAATATTGATGTTAATTTAAATTTTAATACATCTACTGCTCAACGCAATTTAGATAATTTTAATAATAAATTAAGTAATTTACAAAAAACCTTTAATACATTACGTGGTGTTATTGCCGGAGTTGCTTTTGGCGGATTCGTAAATAATTTGCTTAAAAGTGCTGATGCTATGGATGATGTTGCCGATAGCACTGGATTAGCATTGTCAACAGTATTAGGTTTTAGCGAAGCAGTAAGACAAAATGGTGGCGATACACAAGATGCTGTTGCTGCCATGCAGAAATTTGTATTAACATTAGATGAAGCCAGAAATGGTAGTGCCCAAGCACAACAAGCATTTAATAAATTAGGTATTGCTACTGAAGAATTAGGACAAAATTCCAACGAATTATTTTTAAGAACCGTAAAAGGTTTTAAAAATATAACAAGCGAAACAGAAGAAGCCAGACTTAAAACTGAACTTTTTAGTAAATCAATGCGCGGCACTGCTATGGCAGGAGTAGCAGGTAGTATTAGTAGAACAATTTTAGAACAAAGAGAATATGTTCAAGCAACTAAAGATGCTGCTCAAGCAAATAAAGAAATTAATAAATTAATAACCGCATTATCAGCAAATTTATTACCACTTGCAAAAAATTTAGGTGATGTAGCCAAATCATTAAATGCTAATAAAAAAGCAATCAAAGAATTTATAGAAGTAGGTTTAGAAATTGCCAAAATTGCAGCGTTATTTTATGGTATTGGAATAGCCGTACGTTTAGTTGCTGGTGGTTTTGCCCTATTTAGTGGTGGTATCGCTGGTATAATAGCAGCAATAAGAGGAATAGGTAAAACTTTTTCAGCATTTATAAATCAATTGAAAGGTTTAGCCAAAGCAGGTGAAGTAACTTCAGAAACAATGGCTGGATTAGCAAAACGTTGGAAATATTTACAACGTGATTTACCAATATTGGCAAATGGTATTGCTATTGTTACAACAGCATTATATGGTGCGTATGTTGCTGCTAAAAAGTTTTTTGGTTTAGGAGAAGATTTTAGTAAACCTTTAAAGATAGAAGGTGAAGGCGCCGCTGCGGCTCCAGAAGGCTATGACAATTTATTAGATTATTTTAAAAAGCGTAGAGAAGAAGCAGAAAAGGTACAAAAGGCTAATGCTGAATTAGCAATTTCTATTCGTCAAACTACATCATCATACATGGATGAAAATGATGCATTATTACGTAATATAGATTTAGCAAAAGAACAATTTAGTTTAAGCACGGATGAATTAGAATTACAAAATGCTTTAATTGATAATAGTGAAAGATTACGAAAACAATTAGAAGATTTATACAAACAACGTGAAAAATTAGCAGAAGATCCTACAAAGGCAAGTTTGATACCAGTCATTGATGAGGAAATGAATAAAGTTCGTGAAAGTGCGGTAGTCACAGCAGATGCAATTTCACAAAAAATTAAAGAATTACAAGCATTACGTCAGGCTCAGGAAGATGTAACTAGATCAATTGAAGATACTGCCAAAGCATTTACACAATCAGAATCTTTACAAGACCTACAAGATCAATTATCATTAATTGGATTATATGGAGAAGAATTAGAAAAACAAACTGTTATATTACAAGCGCAAAAAGCATTACGTGAAGAAATGCAACGTTTAAGTATTGAATTATTAAATCTAGACGCTCAACGTGTGCAATTAGGCGAAGAAGCATATCAACGTGAACGTGCTAGAGTAATACAGCAAATGATGGATGTTAAATCATTAAGTGAAGCCAAAATTGCTGCATACGAAGAAGAAGTTGCTAAGAAACAAAAGATTGATGAAAGTTATGCAGAAGGTGCAAGTAGAGCATTAAAAGATATTGCAGACCAATACAAGCCAATTAATATGGCACAAGAAGCAGTGCGCAAAGGTTGGGGTGCAATTGAAAATGCTGTGGATACTTTTGTTGATACTGGCAAATTTAAGTTTAGTGATTTTGCAAGATCAGTTATTGCAGATTTAGCCAAGATGATTGCTAAGGCAATGATATTTAAGGCAATCAGTGCAGCATTAGGCGCATTTGGATTAAAACTTCCTGGCATGGCAACTGGTGGTCCTGTAGAAGCAGGTAAAGGGTATATTGTTGGTGAGAAAGGTCCAGAACTATTTGTTCCACCAGGTAGTGGTAAGATAGTATCTAATAAAGATTTACAAGGTAATGGAAAGGGTACCGGTGCAGTTAGTGCGCCAGTAACAAATAATTATAATACATATAACATTAGCGCACTTGATGCCAAGTCAGTAGCACAAATGTTTGCTGAAAATCGTAAAGCAATATTTGGAGCAAACAAAATGGCAGAGCGTGAAATGAGTTATGTAGGAGTAAGATAATGCCAGTAGGATTACAAACTATTATTGATAATGCTAATGCTATGACAATAAATCGTAGAAAAGTTGTGGGCGTACAAATTACACGTAATGAAATACCACGCACAAGTTTGACACCTACTCGTCAGCCATGGCGCTTTACATTAACTATGCCAAATAGTTTGCGTTATTACAATAATCGTGACTTATTAGAAGCACTTGATACAATTGATAGATATACACCACAAACAATTACATTCAGCAATAATAGTTGTTTAAGTTGGATATTTAGATATCAAGGACAAATGAATCAAACACAAATTAATCAATTAACAGTACAGACTTTTATTGGCAATCAACTAGTATTGACTGGATTACCTACTGTGGGTTCTAACACTATATTGTTTGCACCTAACGATTTAATTCAAATTGGTTCTAACATATATCCATTTACAAGTACAACTACTGTTACACGCGGCACTACTGGCACAGTAACAGTAACAACCAATAGACCAAATATTATTACAAATACTGTAGTAGGAGATGGGCTTACTGTAGGTAATGATTGTACCTTTAACATGTTTTGTCCAAATATGCCTACTTATAAATTAATACCAGGTGGTTTTGTACCAGGCAGTGGATCTACAACTTTAAATAATGCACTTATAGAATTTAGTGATGACTTTGACTTATATGAGTGGGTAGGCACAGCATGACACAAAATATTCCTGCAGTTAATAATACAGTACAAATTAATAGTGCTGAATTTGTAAAAATTACAATTTATAATGAATACCCATATACTGTTGCTAATGCAATCACAGCAAATACTAGTTATGTAATTAAAACAAGTGGTAATACCAATTGGACAGCAATTGGCGCAAGTAGTAATGCAGTTGGAACATACTTTACAGCAAACAGCGCAGGTATAGGCAATGGTACAGCAGCCAATGTAACTGTATTAACTTTTAGTTCAAGTTATAAAGAAGAAACAATAAATGGTAATGTGTATGATCCACTTGGTGGATTACTTGCTGTAGGATCACAAGTGCGTAATCTACGTGCCACTAGTGGTGAAACAACTATAGCATTGAGTGGTATTGATGGCAATAACATTTATAATGTTTTGGCGACAAACATACGTGGTAGCGAAGTAGAAATTTTACGTGGCTTTTATAATAATAATTTTACACTTTCTAACAGTTATCCAAGATTTCGTGGCATAGTGACAAGTTATGGTATAAGCGAAGAACGTGAGGGTGCAGAAGATAACTTTACAGTAAGTGTAAATGCAAGTAGTTACAAAACAGTATTAGAAAATCGCATCGCTGGTCGTAAAACTAATAAAGAAAGTTGGCGTTATTTTGATAGCAACGATAGTAGTATGGATCAAGTATATGCAATATCAGGTGTGACATTTGACTTTGGTCAAACACCAAAAGCAGGCACAGTTGTACCAGGTGGCGGTGGTTTCCCAGGTGGTGGACCAGGTGGCATGCCAAACTTCCCAGGCGGACAGATGTACGAGCCATGATTATAAGACAAGCAAATAAATTTGATTTACATTATTTCATTAATTTGATACATCGTATTAATGATATGGATGAACTTGGTGATATTGTACAAGGAGAATTAGATGACGAACATCTAAATCAATTATTTGCTACAGTATTAGCAGGCGCAGGATTATGTTATATTGCAGAAAGTGAAGAACGTGTAGGTATGATATTAGGCGTTATTAGTCCTAATATGTGGGCACCTAAATACTTGTTTATGCATCAAGTGTTATATTGGGTAGAAGAAGAATATAGAAGCACACGTGCCGGATATATGTTGTTTAAAGAATTTGATAAAGAATGCCAACGTTTAGTTGATATGAAACGTGTACACCATGTTACATTAAGCGCACCAAAAACATTAATTGATATGGACTTTGAACGTTTTAATTATGAATTAAGTGAAAAAACTTGGATTAAAAAAGGTATGAGAAATGAGTAAGGTTGTTAAAAAAGTTGTTGCCGCTGTAGCAGTCGTTGCTGCTGTAGTATTTTCAGGTGGTACAGCATTATTAGCAACTATTGGTAAAGCATTAGTTACCGCTGCTGTAAGCATAGGTGTTAGTCGTTTAATTGCTAAACGTGCTAATATTCCTGCTGATGCAGGTGGCGATGGCGGTGCTAGAATACAATTACCACCAGCAACAAGTAATAAATTACCTATCATATATGGTACAGCCTTCGTTGGTGGTAGCATAACAGATGCAATGTTAAGCACAGACCAAAAGACAATGTGGTATGTTATTGCACTAGCAGAAGTTAGTGATGATCAAGGTGGCGGTGGTGGTAGTTATAGTTTTGATACTAACAAATGTTATTATGATGGCAAACAAATACAATTTGGAACAAATGGTGCAGTAACAGGTCTTATTACTAATACAAGCACACCACAAACTGATACACGTTGTAATGGTTTCTTATATGTTTATTTGTTTAATAATGGTAGCAGTAGTGGTATAAACACTGGTGGTCAAACTGCCGCACAGATATTAAGTGTTGCAAATGGTGTACCAGCAAGTAAAGCATGGACTGCTGGTCAGCAAACAATGACTAATTGTGCTTTTGCCATTGTTAAAGTAATTTATAATACAGACGCAGGTACAACAGGTGTTGGTCAATTAATGGTCAATATGACTAATAGTATTACCAAACCAGGCACTGCTATATTAGATTACATGTTAAATGAACGTTATGGTTGTGGATTACCATTAGATAGTATTGATACAACTAGTTTGACTGCATTAGACGCTTATAGTGATCAATTAATATATTATCAGCCAGTAGGTGGCGGTTTCGCACAACAAGTTCGCTACCGCATAAATGGGCCATTAGATACTGGTAGTAATTGCTTAAACAATCTACAATTCTTAGTTGATAGTTGTGATAGTTGGTTACAATATAGTGAACTAACTGGTAAATGGAAAGTTGTTATTAATAAAAAATATGATAACTATCCTGATCCTAGCGGTTTATATGCAGTTAATAGCAGCAATTTAATTGGTGGCATAGAAGTTAGCCCAATTGATTTAAATGAAACATATAACCAAATAGAAGTTGCATATCCAAATACAAATATTAAAGATCAAACAGATTATTATATTATAGATTTGTTTGACGAAGATCCACAATTGTTAAGTCCTAATGAGGCAATCAATCGTCTTAATGTTACATTGCCATTAGTTAATAATGCTGTGCAGGCACGTTATCTAGCAGCAAGACGTATATACCAAAGTCGTGAAGATTTAGTTATAGCATTTAGATTAGATTATAGTGGCATACAAGTTGAAGCGGGAGATATTATACGTGTAACACATGAAGTATATGGCTGGACAGATAAATTATTCCGTGTCAACAATGTTAGCGAAACTAAAGATGAAGGTGGCAATTTGTATGCTGATATACAAGCATTTGAATACAGTGATCAAATTTATGATGATATTGTACAAGATTATGTACCAGCGTTTAATACAGGTTTAAGTGATCCTAATGTTATTAGTTCGCCTGGTGCACCTACTATTGTAAACTTTACAGATGCTAATGCATTAATTACTGGTTTTAATGTAACAAGTACAAGTCCAACAGATGGCATAGTATTGTATATGGACTTTAATTATGGTATTAATAGTAATGTACAAGAACATAGATTATACCGTACTATACAACAAGCAAATAGTGCGCCCTACGCTGGCAATACAAGTGTAACTATACCTGTTAATGATTTACCAAAAGGTTTTTATTATTGGTCAACAACAGCACGTAATAACTTAAGTGGCAAACGTAGTCCTAGTAGTGATTTCTTTAATTGGGACGGCGCTAATATTCAACCATATAATCCTAATACTGCTACTGGTGGTATCATTGGTAATCAAATACAAAACAATACTATAGTTAATAATAATATTGCCAACTATACACTACAAAATGGTAAAATTGCTAATAATACATTAACAATCAATAATTTTAATACTAACTTATCTGTAATGACAAGTATAGGTTATAGTGATTGTTTTATAATGGATAACGTTGGCAATAATTATATTGCACCAGTTAATGTAACTACTAGATCAAATTATAGCGGTGTAGGAACAGATCCATTTTTCATAACAGGAACAAATCCTGGTGCTAGTTATATTTTTCCAGTATATCAAAATACTGCAACTACAGCCAATGGATATTATACAGATAGTACAGGTGTATGGCAGCCTGGCGAAGCAGATAATACTGCAAGAGAAAATGGAGACTGGAATTGGTATATCATACTAGATGTACCATTAACAGAAACTATAGGTGCAGGCTTTTATTTTACAAATAAAATTGATGCTGGATTTGTAAGTAACGTAGATGCTACAATACAAATAGCACAAGGTGTTAGATTTAGTAGCAGTAATACTTTTATTGTATGTACAGATACAGGTGTTGATACTATAAATTTAAAACAAAATCAGCCTACAAAATATGTTAGAGAATATACTGGATCGGGTACAGGAACAATGATTGCAGCAACATGGATGATTAGAAATATTACTAATAGTTCCAATGTTACATGTTATACTGCAAAAGCAGGGGCATTTAAAGGATATGGTGGTCCAATATGATAAAGTATATAGAACCAACTGATTTTATAAACAAAATTAACAACTTAGATATAAATGAGTTTATACCATTTGCCAAAAAATATAACATCTATCAGCAGTCAAATAGCAAATTTTATGATTTAGTTTGTAATAAAATAAAAGAAAGATTAGATAAAGAAGGTCTAGATTATGAAATTGTTAGACCAGAATAAATAGTATACAGGAATAATAATTATGAGTTTATTACTAAATGGCAGTAAAACAGTAACTATCGCAGGCACAGAAATGCAGTGCCTAGAAATTTATACTGGCGAGAGTTATACATTACCATTATCTTTTACAGATAATACAGGCAATCCAATTAATTGCACACTACCTAATAACTGGGCATTAAGTACATCAGCCAAATTCTATACGGCAGATACAGTTTCTTATACTGATACTGATCTTATTGTATTGGGCAACTTAACATTAGATAGTCCGCAGCCATCTACAGGCGTTGGCACTTATAGTGCAAATCTTGTTGCAGCATTTAGTAATGCCAGCATAGGTACAGGATATTTGTATATTCCCGCTGATCTTACGGGTGGATCAGGCAGTCCAAATGCAACGCCAGTAATAGGTCTTGCAAACAATACAGCCAATACTACTGTTGTTGTAGTTACACTTACTGTTAGTAGACAAAGCAGTAGCAACGTAAGTTTAG